ATTCGAGGGCTGCGGTGGGGGCGGGGGCGATGACCAACCCGGAGACGCCTTTCCAGAGACCCTACGTGACACACAGAGACCCTTCTCATCGCTGAGCCATATGGCAACAGGTATGGGAAAGTCATTGAAAACTGCCTCAAACAGGGAGGCATCTCGCTTGAGGCCCAGGTCCCTGTCCTCGAGATTCTCAACCAACGTCTTAAGCTTTGATAGGCTCTCCCGACCTGACTTTGCCATCAAGATCCTCACGTTAATAAGCACTTGCTGTGCTAGACGTAAGTATTAAGTTGTGGGAGCTGAAATTGAGCAAATGAGATAGTAGTCAGAGCGTTGTAAACTAGAAAGGCCGCCTTTCGGCGGCCTTCCCAGGAGTGATCAGCCTAACCTAGGTGGTTAGTTCTGATTTGTCAGATCACGTTGAGGTCAAGCACGGTCACAGTGCCGTAGAAATCCGCCCGGACGAGCTTCTTTCCGTAGCGTGTCATCACGCCCTTGCGGGGTGTGAAATCTTCCGGATTAAAGATCGTCGGTGTGACGATGAGCGGAACGTACGGAGCGTAGACGTAGCCTGTCTCGAGGTAGGAGCCGCCCTTGTAGCCGACGAGGACCTTGTTCCGTGGGAAGTAGGGGTCCTTATAGACTGTGAAGCGGTTGGAGAGGGTACCGACCTTCTCGCAGCCGATCGACATGGGGGAGCTCACCTGTCCCTGGCCGTCGAGCGTGTAGCTTGGACGGTAGTAGACGGATGCCTCGAGGATCGTGGCGATGTCCGGGCCGACGACGATGAAGTTCGCCGAGCCGCGGAGCGTCTTCCGGTGGATCTGGTTCGCGACGTCGATGATCGTCTCGACGAACGTCTCGTACCACTCGCGGACGGTGCCCGTGAATGCGGGGCCAGGGGCGCCCGTGCCACGAAGAACCTCTGCGCCTGTCACCTTGTTAACGAACTTGCCAGGAGCGCGGCTCCAGAAGAAGTTCGCGCCGGAGGCGGAGGTGAGGAGGTCGTTGAGGATCTCGCGGTCGAGCTCCATGGCGATCTGCTCGGAGAGGATCTGCGTGAGCTCCACCTCTGCGTCGAGGCTGTGGTAGGCGTTGAGGTCCTGAGCGAGCTCGGGGGACCACTTCGCGCGGAGCTTGCGGGTGACCGCTGTGACGGCGATCGACTCGACCTTGATGTCGATCTCGGGGATCACGGGGCTCGGTGTCGTTCCGAAGTCGGACTCGAAGCCGGGGATCGTGAGCGTGGAGCCGGAGTCGCCCTCAACATCGAGGGAGGCGCCGAGGACGTACTCAACGTCGAGGGTGTCCTGTGCTGTCGCTGCGGCGTTCGCGCCGGTGACGACCATGAGGAGGGCTGCGTTTGTTGCACCCGGAGCGACAAGGGCGTTGTCAACGAACGTTGTGCCGTCCCACGTTCCGAGGCGGTTGAGGCGGCGGACGTTCATCACGTTCGAGCCTGCTGCCTGGATCGTCTCGGAGACGCCCTTGTACACTGCGCCTGCGCCGCCGGTGGCCTTGTGGAGGACGAAGTCCTTGACCATTGTCGTGTCTGCATCTCCGAACTTGGCCGTTGTGAGGGAGACGACGACAGCTGTGTAGACGCCGCCGCCGACTGCAGCGCCGGGGCCGCCGCTGTTGCCCTCGATCGCATCAGAGAGCTGAGGATCGAAGGAGAGGAGCTTGCCGTCTGCGCCTGTCGCGTGAAGTGTCTCAGCAGCGCTGAATGTCGTGGTGCCTGCGAAGGCGCCGGAGGCGAGGAGTGTGACGCCTGTTGCTGTCTTGTGGACGCGGGAGAAGCCGGAGCCTGCGAGGTCGTACTGACCGCCGACGCCGAGAGATCCCGAGCGGACGCCCTTGCCTGTGGGGCTGTTGTAGATGGACTGGCCTGCGACGTATGTTCCCGCTCCTGGGTCGCCGCTGCCGACGGTGTTGCCGTAGGTGTAGTCGAGGTAGAAGAGGAGGCCTGAGGGGAGGCTCATGGGCTGGATCGAGACGAGCTCGTTCGCAACGAGTCCGCCGAAGACGCGACGGACGATTGGGAACGCGATGTTCGAGAAGCCGCGGAGGTCGCCCGATGTTGCGGGGGATGATCCGCCGGTGGAGACCGTTGAGGCCTCGCGGAGGACCTGGGCTGCCTGGTTCTCAAGGAGGCGGGCCATGTTCTCACGGCCGGTCTCGTTGAGGCCGCGAAGGAGGCCTGTGCGGGCCCACTTCTCGACGAGGCGCTTGTTCTGTGAACCGAGGTGCCGCGCGCGGATTCCCTCGGTGAGCTGCTCTAGCGTAAAGTTCTTAGACATTAGATTTTCTCCTTAGACGTGTGAATTGTTGATCAATCTTTCTTGATTCCTGCAAGGAGCGCCCAGCGGTCCGTCTCTCCAGCTGCGCCCTCAGTCACCAGGTTGGGCTGAGCTGAGCGTGCTGACTTCGAGGAGGAGCCGAGAATCCTTGGAGACCTACCCTCTGTTAGGCTGCCACTATTGGCAGCGCGGGTGAGGGAGTCTGTCAGGCTCTTGTAAAGAAGCTTCGCTTCACGTAGCGTCTTGGCGTTGTCCAGTGCCTCAACAATTGCACGCTGCTGCTTAGCTGAAAGGTCTCTGTTCTGCATGAGCTTGTTGGCATACAGAAGCTTCGCGTTGAAGAGGTTCATCTCCACAAGCTGCTGCTTGAGCTGTCCGGCCACGTTGCGGTAGTCGGCTACCTGGCGGCGGAGGACGGCTGCCTCATCAATGCTTCGTGTGGCTGGGCGGCGCGTCTCTGTGACGGGCGCCTTCTTGAGTCGGGGGACGGATCCAAGCTCATCGGCGAGGGCATTGAGGAGGGTCTCCTCATCGACGTCGACGAACATGTCGTCAGTAGCCTTGCCTCCGCCGAAGGAGGAAGCGCCGGAGCCTGAGACTGCATCGGCCTCATTGATCTTGCGAAGGCGACGGAGCTCACCGCGGAGAGCAGCCTCATCGATCTCATAGACCATACTCTCATCAGACTTTTGCATTTCCTTCATGTCGTCACTCTCGTAGGCGGGAGCAGATCCCTCCTCCATCTCGTCCTCGTCCTCAGCAGACTCGTCTTCAGCAGCCTCATCAGCCTCTTCAGACTCATCTTCGCCAGGCTGTTCCTCAGATGCAAGCTTCTCAACGGCATCCTGAATTGCAGCAAGCTGATCTGCGATGTCAGAGAGGGACATATCCTCAGCTGCATCTTCAGATCCCATTTCTTCGGCGGGAGCGTCTCCTACATCCATATCCATATCCATCTCAGCCGGCTTAGCAGGCTTGTCGTCATCCGCCTCGAACAGGAAGTCGAAGACGTTCTTATTTGCTCTCCTTGACATATGATTCATCTCCTTGATAATTGAGTTAATTATGTTTGTCTCGAGAGTTCGACCTCCCGTTTTTCCTTCAGTCAGCGCAACTTGCTTGCGGAGGCTTGCGGCCTCCATGGCTAGCTGCTCGAAGATTGTGGCGAGTCTCTGCTTCTGCTGAGCAGTTCCGGATCCCCTGGCCTCGCCTAGGGCCTTCTTGAGAATCCTTACCTTACCCTCAAGAGTCACAATTCGATCTCTCAGACGCCGCCTGGAAGCGGGAGAGGCGGCTATAGCCTCCTCAAGTCCTGTCTTGGGCTTTATCTCGATCTCGAATGAATCGGTCTCAATGTCAATTGATCCGTCCTCGGGGTCAGTGTTAAAGGATGTGACTCCTGGCATTGATGCAGCGGGAGTCATCTGAGCTGGAGGAAGGGAGTCTAGATCGATGACAGGCTTCTGATCGCCCATCTCCTCATCATCATCTTCATCGCCTTCATCATCGACCATCTCTTCAGGTGGCTCATTGTCCGAGAGTAGCTGCGCCTCGATCATTCTCTTGATCTGAGGAGTGACTGCATCGATGATCTTATTCTTGGCGTTCTGCTCAGCCATCTCCGTCAGGCGCCGGGCCTCTGCAATTGCCTCTTCATAAAGTGTCTGGCTCATTTTTATCTCTCTCTCTGCAATGGTTCGAAGTTAAATATGATTAATCTTAGTGACTTTTCCGTGTAACTCAACACTATTTGATCAGTGTGATCTAGATTACTTATTTTCCTTAAGACGGCGCGCGTTTCGACTCTTGCCCTCTCGACTCTTTCTACGCCGCTTCTGACCCTTGGTCTCGTAGTTGAACTGCTCCATGTGCTCCTTGAGGATTCCCTCCTCCTTGCACTTTCTAATAAACTTTCTTATGAGTTGCTCGAAGCTTCTCGTAGAATCGTCTATCTCAACAACTACATTTGTTGGTCTAGTCACTCTATTGATCCTCTCTAGTTAGAAGACCAATCATGTCCTCTAGCGTGTAAATATCCTCATTGTCTTCATCATCCACGAGAGGAGCATGACTCCACCCATAAAATGTACCAGATCTAAGCGGAGATCCGCTTGTTATTGTCTGTGAGTGGCCCGAGACTCCTCCGATTGGAGCGTTGAACATTACCTT